AATCTGAAGATACAACTCACCTACCATTAGAAGTTAGCAAAGCTGTCGTAGTAGATCTTAAAGAGGGGGAAGTAAATGAGAAGATAGTTATTACACAAGATAGTGTTATTGTAACTATGGACTCTTCATTAAAGAATAGGGCTGAGGTAATTGCTAAATTAAGAGAGAAAGAAGTTAACTATGTATCTATTATTGATAAGAAAGTACAGCAAGAAGAGTTATACAAGGTACAAGTTAGCGGATTAAAACAAGATATAAAAAAGCAAGAAAAGAGACTTAAGTGGAATAGAATACAAAAGGTTGTATTAGGTGCTGCGATAATAGGTCTCATCATAAAATAAAATGTCTGACGCACAAAATAATATAAAAGAAAGAATAAAGGAGGAGTTTGTAAAGTGCGCCACGGATCCAGTATACTTCATGAAGAAGTACTATATGATCCAGCACCCTCAAAGAGGTCGACAAATGTTCGACCTTTATCCATTTCAAGAGAAGGTACTCCGCTTATTCCAGAAGCATGATTATTCAATAATAAATAAGTCAAGACAGCTAGGTATTTCTACACTTGTTTCTGCCTATTCATTATGGATGATGTTGTTTAATAAGGATAAGAATATTCTTGTTATTGCAACTAAGCAAGATACTGCCAAGAACATGGTAACTAAAGTAAGGTTTGCTTACCAAAACTTACCAACTTGGCTAAAGATAGGAACATCAGAAGATAATAGACTTAGTCTTAGACTGGCTAATGGTTCACAAGTTAAAGCTGTTTCAGCGGCTGGTGATGCAGGACGTTCTGAGTCTGTATCTCTACTAATAATAGATGAGGCGGCGTTCATTGATAATATTGAAACAATCTTTACAGCCGCCCAACAAACCTTGGCAACAGGTGGTGGTTGTGTGGCTCTATCTACTCCTAATGGTGTTGGTAACTGGTTTCACAAGAGTTATCTATCAGCACAAAATCAAGAGAACAAATTCCTACCTATTTCTCTTCCATGGTCAGTTCATCCTGAACGTAATCAGGAATGGCGTGACGAACAAGACAGGATATTAGGTAAACGTAATGCTGCTCAAGAGTGTGATTGTGACTTTGCAACATCAGGTAATACAGTTATAGAACCAGAAATATTAAGTTGGTATGAGCAGAATATGCTTTCAGACCCAATAGAAAGGCGTGGTCTAGACAAGGCATTGTGGATATGGGAATATCCCGATCCAATGAAATACTATGCTGTGATTGCTGACGTAGCTCGTGGTGATGGTAGTGACTACTCTGCTTTCCATGTAATTGACATAGAATCGATAACTCAAGTAGCAGAATATAAAGCACAGGTCGACACAAGAGACTATGCAAATATCCTTCTTAGTATAGCATCAGAATATAATAACGCTTTGCTAGTGCCTGAGAATGCAAATATAGGTTGGGATGTTGTCCAGACAATAGTTGAAAGAGGATATAATAACCTTCACTATAGCTATAAGCAGGACCAAAACATGGACTTTACTAAATATGTAGATAAGTATAATAAAGCTGACGGACTTGTTCCTGGCTTTAGCACTACTGAAAAAACTAGGCCATTAGCTATTGAAAAGATGAGAGATGTTATCGAGAACAAAATAGCTAACATAAGATCAATAAGGCTTTTAGAAGAGTTAAGGGTATTTATATGGAAGAATGGTAAGGCCCAAGCTATGCAGAGTTATAATGACGATTTAGTTATGGCATTTGCTATTGCTATGTATTTAAGAGAGACTAGTCTTAGATACAGAAAGAACGCCGAGAATTTGACTTATGCTGCATTGAATAGCTTTACTAAGACTCAAGATACTAGTATCACTTATAATTCAAATAGTAAATATAATGACAACCCTTGGGTGATGAACTATAATACACCTCAAGGAGAGGTTAATCAAGATTTAACTTGGCTTTTATAAAATAAAAATATGGCAGAACAACAAAAACAAAATAACTTATTTTCTACCTTAAGACGACTGTTCTCCACAGATGTTATTATTCGTAATGAAGGTGGAGATATGTTAAAAGTACTTGACACAGACACTATTCAAAGGTCTGGCGTTATTCAAACTAACTCATTAGTAGACAGGTTCAATAAGGTATATACTACCTCTACAGCTTATGGTGCAAACCTTAACTTAGCACAGAATTATCAGTCTGCTAGAGTTCAAATATATGCAGATTACGATGCTATGGATACTGATGCGATTTGTTGTTCAGCATTAGACATTATAGCAGATGAATGTACACTTAAAAATGAACAAGGTGAAGTATTACAAATTAGATCTTCTGATGAAAATATCCAGAAAATCCTCTACAACTTATTTTATTCTGTACTTAATATTGAATTTAATCTTTGGTCTTGGGTTCGCAATATGGCTAAATATGGTGACTTCTACCTCAAATTAGAAATAGCAGAAAAGTACGGAGTTTATAATGTTATTCCTTTTTCAGCATATAATATTATTCGTGAAGAAGGATATAATCCTGATAATCCTCAAGAGGTTAGGTTTAAATATGATCCTAATGCTACATTAGCATCTTCTACAGGATATAGTTCACAAAAGAATAATGATACTGGTATTTGGTTTGATAACTATGAGATGGCGCACTTCCGTTTAACTGGAGATGTTAATTATCTTCCTTATGGTAGATCTTACTTAGAGCCTGGTCGTAAGTTATTTAAGCAGTATGTATTGATTGAAGATGCTATGTTGATTCATCGTATCGTTAGGGCTCCTGAACGTAGGATCTTTTATGTAAACGTAGGAGCTATCCCGCCAGGTGAGGTTGATAACTACATGCAGAGGATGATCCAAAAGATGAAGAAAACACCTTTGATCGATCCTACTACTGGTAATTATAACCTTAAATATAATCAGCAAAATCTTCTTGAGGACTTCTTTATTCCTATGAGAGGTAATGATCAATCTACTAGGATTGATACTGCTAAAGGTCTTGATTATAATGGTATCGAAGACGTTGCATACTTTAGAGAGAAACTTTTTGCAGCTCTTAAGATACCTAAAGCCTTTATGGGTTATGAAAAAGATTTAACTGGTAAAGCAACGCTTGCTGCAGAAGACATTAGGTTTGCTAGGACTGTTGAAAGGTTACAAAGGATTATTGTTAGTGAATTAACTAAAATAGCTTTAGTACATTTGTATGCTCATGGATATACTAATGAATCAGCCGCTAATTTTACGCTATCTCTTACTAACCCTTCTATTATCTACGACCAAGAAAGAATTGCTCTCTTTAAAGAAAAAATAGATCTTGCTAAACAAGCAATGGAAGGAAACTTGCTTCCAAGAGACTTTATCTATGACAAGATATTTCACTTCTCTGAAGATCAATATGCTGAGCTTGAAGATATGATTGTAGAAGATAAGAAGCGCGAGTTTAGGTACAATCAAATATTAGAAGAAGGAAATGATCCTGCTGAATCAGGACAAGCATATGGCACACCTCATCAGATAGCAAGCTTGTATGGTGGAAAAGACGATTCTATCTTGAATGTACCACAAGGATATGATGAGAATAAACCTGGCCGTCCTAAGTCTGTAACATCTATTATTGGTACAGACAACTCTAGATTCGGTCGCGATCCTATTGGTCAAGCGGCTTATTCTAAGAATGCTGAAACAGGTGAAGATAATATGAAAGTAGATTACAAAGGAGGAAGTCCTTTAGCTCTAGAAAGTACTATGGGAGAATTCCTTAAAAATAAAAATTCTCTAGAAAGAATGTTTAGCAAAAATCAATCAAGGAAAGTCAAGTTATTTGAGGAGCCAGATCTTTTGAGTGTGAATAATATAATTGATGGTTTAGACTAAATATATAGATATTTATTACTAGCGGACTTGTATAAAAAACTATGGGAATAAAACATTCAAAATATCGCAATACCGGTATTTTATTCGAACTACTAGTTAGACAAACAACCTCTGACTTGATTAATAATCAAGACTCTAAGGCTGTTAAGATCCTTAAGAAGTATTTTACCAACACAGAGTTAGGTAAAGAATACAGCTTATATAATACCTTTGCAGTTAGCACTAAGCTAAGCGAGGCTAAAGCAGAAATCTTAATATCTACAATTGTCGAACAGTATAGGAAGCTTAATTTTGAAAAGATTGGTAAGTTAAAGTATAACTTGATCAAGGAGATCAAACATACTTACGATCTAGATAACTTCTTTAAAGCTAAAGTAGAAAACTATAAGCCTTTTGCTTCAATCTATACTATATTTGAATCACAGAATTCAACTTCTGTTGATACAAAACAAGTCCTTTTAAATAAAATAACACTTTTAGAACATCTTACTGATAGATCTCTTGATAATGCTAAGGCACCAAAGTCTATAGTACAGGAGTTTATGAAAGAAGATAAAGAGATCAGGCTTCTTGCATACAAAATACTTGTTGAGAAGTTCAATGATAAGTACAAGGACATGTCTGATAGGCAGAAAGAAGTATTGAAAGAATATATTACAAATGTATCTGATACTAAGAACCTTAGAGAGTATCTAAATAATCTACTTGAATCCATTAAGTCAGAATTAATCGAATTAAAAGAGTCATCAAAAGACCAGGTTGTTAAAATTAAATTAGACGAGGTAGTTAAATTCATCAAGCCGATTAAAGAAAATCAATCGATAAAAGATGAAACAATAACTGGTATCCTCCAATATTGTGATTTAATTGATGAACTTAAACAAGGTCTCTAATGGATAAATTCAACACCCAGTTCGCTACACAAAAACTTCGTCAAGAAATGTCTGTTACTGGAACAGGAGCTTCTTTTACTCCTGGAACTGGTGAACAAATGGCTCCAAGAGCCACAAAAAAAGTAGTTAGAAAAAAAGTAAAAAAAGAAAATAAAGCTATACCAAGCGATTGGAAAGACGCTCCATCAATACCTAACCGCCCATCTAAAGGTGGGTTTATTTATAAGCAATTGTTTGAAGAGTTAGATAATTTTGTAAAAGAAAAAATTCATATTGGTAAAGATACAAAAACTGATTCTAACATTTATTTTGAACCAGCAACAGGTGCATTTTCTATTAATGTAATTGATGCTGCTGGAAATAGATGGAATAAATTACAAGTTAATACTATTGATGATGTAGTAGCTAAATTTCCAAACTGGAAATGGACACAAGCAGGTAAAACAGAGTTTTCTGATGCTTTAAATGAAAACTATTCTAAGTTTAAGAATGAGACTAAGACTAGAGGTAAGTCAGATCAATTCCATCAAGCAGTTCGTCAAGTAAAAAAGAAAGTACAAGAAATTAATAGACTATTTGAATACGTAAGCCGCCTAAAAATGGAACTTTCTGAAGGTGAAGATGGTCTTAAATATAAAATGCACACTGAAAAGGCATTAGAAAAAATAAAAGAAATGGTTTCGGCTTTAAATCAAAACGTTAAAAAGTTTAAATAACAAGTCATGGCAAAGCAAACAGGTAATGCGTCAAAGATAAGTTTTGGCAAAAAGAAAGAAGGCAAAAGAAAGAAATCATTTAACAAACACGATAGAAGAGAAAAAAATTATCGTGGACAAGGAAGAGGCTAATATTTATAAGTATGACAACACTTGAATTATATCGTAAGCATAAGGCCGGAGAAATTGGCCGTGATAGGTTTATCTATGAAGTTCGTAGAGACAAGAATCTTCCTTGGGTAACCAATATCACGTCTTACAATGACGCTGTTAAGATCCTTAAGAACAAAGGCATTATTAGTGAAGCAGTCGCTAACACAGCTACAGATCCAGCAGTTGATAAAGTTAATCCGTATTTCTTAAAGAAAGGAGTGCAAAAAATGCTTAGCAAAGAAGAAGAGCTAACTAACGATTCATACATTAATGCTCTTAATAAAGCAGCAAAACAGCTTGAAGCCAACCCTCATGCATTTGACGAAGATATGTTTGCAAATGCTAAAGAGGTAGAAAAGGCAGATGCTAAACTCCAAACCCAAGAGGTTAAGAAAAATAATCACGTTGATAAGAATCGTGAGATGAAGAAGGTTAAAGTTAAGGCTCTTAAAGAAACTGCCTTAAAAGCTCTTACTGATTCCCTTAAAAAAAAAGATCAAATTAACGAAGACTCACACTGGAAATACCATGTAGGGTCAGAAGTACATACACCAGAGGGTTCTGGTAAAATAACAGAAATAATTGGTAGTACCTTTACTATTGAAATGGCTGATGGATCATTAAAAGATTATCAGGCTAATACAGTACAACATTTTACTGATAAAAAGCAGCAAGAAGAAGGTATATTTCCAGGGCAAGATAAAAGTCTGCCAGGTTTAGATGGACCACTCCTCCAAGGATACAAGATGAATAAAGATGGCCAAAGAGCTATTGGTCCTCAAGGCATAGAGTTTAAAGTAGGTGATGAAGCTATTGCTGTAGATAATAATGAAAAGATTAGGATAGATTCATTAAAGATAGATCAGCGTAGGATTAAGGCTGGATATTCTACTTCTACTGGAATGAATTATGCCTATATTGATATTGCAGGCTTAGAAAAGCCGGCTAGCAATAGTCCATGGGATTCTTGGAAAGGTAGGCCTTTTGGAGAAGCTATTAAAAAATATATAGCTAAGCATAATGGAGATAAAGAAAAGATGGGCAAGCTTAAAGAAGCTATAAAGAAGTTAAAAGAAGTTAAAGCCTTAGTAGTAGCAAAATCAGCAACAGGCCCCCAAATAGATAAAATAGCACAGGCTGATCCTAATATAAGGCCAGGCGAACAAATAGATATTATACGTAAATAATGAATAAACAACTCTTAATAGAATATAGTGCTTTCCAACCTACTCAACAATCATTGACTGAGGCTAAAAGACTTTCTAATGGTAACATGGTAGTATCTGGTTTAGTACAAGCCTGTGATAAGCCTAATGCTAATAGAAGGATATATCCGTATCAGACCTTGTTTGAGCAAGTTACTAAGTATATAGCAGGACCAATTGCTGAGAATAGAGCTTTAGGAGAGTTAGATCATCCTGAGTCTAGTATAATTAACCTTAAAAATGTTAGTCACAATATAGTTAATCTTTATTGGAATGGTAAAGATCTATATGGTGATATTGAAATACTACCAACACCATCAGGTAATATATTAAAAGAGTTATTTAGAAACAATATTACTGTTGGAATATCTTCAAGAGCTATGGGCTCTGTCACTCCTATTGGTGAAGGTTTAGTACAAGTAGAAGATGATCTTGATCTTATTTGCTGGGACTTTGTCTCTACACCATCAACATTTGGTGCCTATATGAAGCCAGTTGGAGGTTTAAGAGAGTCTATAGATTATAATATTACTAGACCAATAAGCAGAGTTAATCAACTTATTTCTGATATTATTTGTTCACAGTCAGGAGTTTGTTGTATATCATAGCGTGCTACCTTTAGGACCACGCGGTGTAGCATTCTTAGACCGATGCAAAACCACCTCAACCCCGTAAGGTTGAGTTTTTATTTTTACTTCTACTCTAATTTATACAAAAATATAGATATTTATTGCATATGTGTCATAATCTAATATGGCACTAATGAATACAATCCTTATATTGCTTTCTATTTAATAAGCAATTCCGAAACAATTTATTGACATGAGTAATCTTTATCAAGACGCTATTCTTGATGCTAAAGCTTTAAGAGCTAGTGCTATGGCTAACGCCAAAGCTGCCCTTGAAGAAGCTTTCGAACCTAAAATTCAAGAGATGCTTCGCCTTAAACTATCTGAAGAGTTAGATGAGGTTGAAGAGATCGATGCAGTTGAAGAAGTAGAAGAGGCAATGCATCCAGAAATGCAAGACGAAATGTATGGTGAAAAGGACGAAAGTCTTGACATCAACGAAGCAGAATTAGAAGAAATTCTTGCTCAACTAGAAGAGCTCTCTAATGTTGGCGAAGCTGATCATATGAAAGATGAAGCTTACGGAGAAACAGAAGAGGCTATCAACGAAGCTGAGGAAGAAGATGACGATGAAGGCGAAGAAGACGCAATGGCAGGTGAAGAAGACATGGTTGGTGATGAAACTAAAGTGATCGATATTACTTTAGGTGATCTCAAACAAGTTCTTCAATCTGTAATGGCTGGCGGTCAACAAGACTTAGATCTTGCTGGTGACGAAGCCGATGCTGATTCTGAAGCCGAAGCTGAAATCTCTCTCGACGAAATTCTTGCCGAACTCGAAAATGAAGGCATGGAAAATCCTCAGCATTCTACTCCAGGATATGCTGCTGGCAAACAAAGTCCTTCTATGCAAGAGAAAAAAGAAGACAAAGACAAAGAAAAAGTAGAAGAAGAGCTTGAAGAAGCTAAAGCTACTATTCAGACTCTCCGTCAAGGTCTTCAAGAGGTTAACTTGCTTAACGCAAAGTATCTCTACATGAACAAGTTGTTTAAATCTAAAACTTTAACTGAGTCTCAAAAAGTAAAAGTAGTTAATGCTCTTGACCGCGCTTCATCTGTAACAGAAGTTAAGAACACTTACGAAACTTTAAAAGAGTCTTTTGAAGCTAAGAAACAACTTAAAGAATCAATTGGTTTTGCATCACAAGCTGCAGGTATGGCTCCTAAACAACCTATTATCAATCAAGATAATACAATGAGTAGGTGGCAGAAACTTGCAGGTATTAAGTAAAAAAAACCTAAAAATTAAATTAATAACAAAATGGCAAATTTAGTTCAATCCCTTTTGGCTGAATCCGCTGGTACTGCATTCTCTGATCAACATGGTGTTGCTCAGCGTCTTGCAAAAAAGTGGGGCAGGTCAGGTCTTCTCGAGGGCCTACATGATTACGACGCCAATAACATGGCCGTAATTCTCGAAAACCAAGCTAAACAGCTTGTAGTTGAATCTTCTTCTACTAACGGTAATGCAAACTCTGGTGGTGCAACCTTTACCCCTGGTAATGGTGAGCAGTGGGCTGGTGTAGCTCTTCCTTTGGTGGTAATGGTGAGCAGTGGGCTGGCGTAGCTCTTCCTTTAGTACGTAAGATCTTTGGTCAAATCGCTGCTAAAGAATTTGTTTCTGTACAGCCGATGAACCTTCCTGCAGGTCTTGTATTCTATCTTGACTTCCAGTATGGTAATACTAAAGCTCCTTTTACTTCTGGAGATTCTCTTTATGGTACTCCAAGTGCAAACTTTGGTAACCTTGCTGAAGGT